CCAATATGCCTTGGGATTTCTTTAATTTAGCCTGATCTTGGGCTAGTTTTAATTGTTTCTGTTGTGCTGCTAGTTGAGCCTTTTGTACTTTTAATCTTTCAGCTTCAATCTGTTTTTGTTTTGACGCTGCTATTTCGGACTCAGCACCAGCACCAAGTGAATAAGTAAAGTTTGATGTTGGCTTGTTTAACTTGGCTCTTTCCTTAGCCCCGTATGAACCTAATGCTTCAATATAAGCACCCACAACAGGTATAGCCATTAAGTAGCCTGAAGCGTCACCCTTCGGTATGAAACTGGCTACCTTTTCAAGCTTGGTGATCATGGTAGTTAATCCATAAATTACATCACCAATTTGAGTAGCAAAGTTTTCCATTTCGCTTGTGAGGTTTTCAATGTTTCTATCTTTGCCAAGCAAAGCCAATGAATCAACTAAACTCTTACCAATAATTTCTTGGACATTTGCTGAAGCAACGCCTAGCGCATTTAACTTGCCTTGGTAAGTATCTACAGCTGCTGCAGCCTGACCTTTGAACTTTGTTGCCAATACATCAAGGATTTTGTTCATATCACCTGAGGCTAAAGTGGCTTTATCAATACCAACACCTAGACGGCTGATAGCTGTGGTTTGACCTGTGTAACCCTTGGCTAATGCTTGGCTTACTTCCTCTAAGTTTCTGCCAGTAGCCGCACTAATATCCAACGCAACATTTAATGCCTTTTGCGTATCAATGACTGAGCCTGTACTGGTCAGTAATGTCTGATAGGCAGGTCTCAACTGGTCATCTAGGACATGATAAGTTTTCTGAAGGCTGGCAATGTAAGCTTCTACTGAACCTGTGGCAAATGCGTTGCCTGTGTTGATCAACTGTAATTCTAGGGATTTAGCGGCTTTCTCATCAGCTGCATAAGCCTTAATGGAAGCAGCGGCAAAGTTTTTAATCGCACCTAGTCCAAATGCTAGACCAAAAGCACCAGCAAGTTTTTTGGCACTACCAGTTAATCTATCTAAATCAGACTTGGCTTTCTTTGTGCCTTTGTCTGAGTATTGGGAAACAATGTCTAATTTAATTGTCATGCTGCTAGTGTGTACCTATCATCTGCGGAAGTGGTCATGAATAAATGCTCTGCTTTGGCTATTGCCTTAAATACGGCGTCATAGACCTTTCCTTGGTCATTTTCAACCGCTTTGAATAACAAACGACCTTGATCCATACGAGACTTGCCAACCTTGCCAAAACCGCCGTATGTGCCTTGTATGGCTCTGTTGAAATGTGCGCCAGCATTAGGGTTGTTGCTTTGTGAGCGTGGGTCGCCGTTAAAGTTTTTGCGTCCAGCTGTCTCAATAATAGAACCAGCACGAGATTTATTTAATAAACTATAAAGCGCAACAAAGCCAGCGTTATTACGCTTGGACTTTCCTAGGCTATAAGTTAAGCCTTTACGGATAACCTTAGGGTCATACTTTGGAAATGCTTCTTTACGGCTAGTTCTAGACTTAACCTCAGCACCAGTTGTTTGCCAATTATTTAATCCATAAACGGCAGGTTGAACCATTTGCTTAGCGTCATTGGATACTGTTCTTAAAGCTACTCTGATTTCTTGGCGCATGTTGTCATACAGGTCAGGCGCAAGTTTTTTCAATGCCTTTTGAGTCTCAACGAGACCTTTTACCTCTACTGGCATTTTCTACTCTTTTCGCTTTATCTTTCATATACGCCAAAGTTGCAAGCAACATTGACCTATCCATGTTAATAAACTCGCTGTGAGGTATGCCTGTCTCAACCGCTAATGAAGCGATTAGATAAGTAAGGTCATACCTCGTTACCCATTTGGGGTATCAGCGTCTACAATCTCAACTTTGCGTAGTGATTCTAAAAACTGTTCCCCAAATGGTTTAACTGTTTCACCTGATCGGCGTAGGCACTCCCACGCTAACCAATAAACATCAGACTGCTTTTCCTCGTCTCTAAAACGCTTATGGAAACCAGCCTTAAAATGTTGTTCAAATGCGTACTCAATCGCTGGTGAGATTTCATGGGTAGATTCCTCACCTGAAGCCTTGGTGATTTTTAACGCTAACATTTTACTCCTTAGAAAGTACCTGTTGTTGCAACTGCAACTGAACCGCTAACGTTCCAAGTTACATCAATAGTACCTAGATCGCCAACTGCGCCGTTAATATCGGTTGTGTTGTTAATCAAGCAAGTTGCTGTGTAAAGTGGGTTTGTTGCAGATACAGCTGTGTCTTTTTCTTGTAGCAATACTACAGTTACATTTGTTCCCCATGCAGCTTGTAGGGTTGCTAGAACCTTTGATGAAGCTGTGTCATTTAGGAAAGAAATGCTGATAGATGAAGCTTCCAAACCTTTAACTGCCTTGTGACCTGTGTCACCCATGGCTGTTACTTCCAGCTCGTCAAAGCTGCGGTTTAGTGTTACTGCTGTTACATGGTCAGATAGATCGACTGAGTTAACCTTTACGCCGACCTTGTTATTTAGAAATACAGCCATTGGTTATTCCTCGTCTTTCTTTACGATTTTTGGCTTTTCGGTTGATGGTGCTACTTGCCCGACTTTTTCAAGCCAAGCCTTATCCTCTGAAGGAATATCTATTGTCATTTTTAACTCCAACTTGTCATGATTGAGACGGACATCTCACTTGTTAACATCTCACCAGCTACGCCTGAAAGAACGCTAGGTGCTGAGATAGTGCCAACGCTAAGTTTAATGGCAGTTTGACTTGCTAGCTTGTTGAACACGCCAACAACCATATCCTCAATGCCATTTAGGTTTCCTTGGTTATCAAACATAGGAACTATTAAAACCAACTTAAAATTAACTTTAGGTGCAACTGTTGAGTAAATGTTATTTGATGGCTCAATATATGGGTCATCAGGTTGAACAATTACTGAGTTTGCAATGGGTGTAGCAGGTGGAAAGGAAAATACCTGCCACACCCCAGCGTTCTCTAACGCTGCCGCAAGGGTTGACCGAAGTGTCGTAACGGCGACAGTCATGTCAGCCAACCAAGCTATTAGGACTTAAATAAGGTGCTAATAAGCCTCGTACTCTTGCAGTTAAAGTGTTACCCATGCGATAAGGTGAAGGTTGAAAATCAGGTGATATACCACCAGCGTTGCTGGCTTGGCGTGCTTGCCAAATGTCAACGGCGATCATAAGACTAGCCTCTCTAACACTTGCGACAGTACTATAGTCAACATAAGTGTCAGCTGTTACTAAGCCATAAGGATTTACTGGGTGAAATGGTGTGGCAGTATTGTTATTGCCTGTAATTGCGTAAGTAATTGTGCGCTCGCCAACGCCTGTTAAAGTCTTTGAACCATTGTGCTTTGCGCCGTTACCGCTAATGGTTACTGTTTGTCCTACATAAAAAACATTGTGAACTGGTTGGTCAAAATAAAGAGTCCCAGTATTAGTTGTGTTGCTATGACCTACATTATTAACTGCATTTATCCAAAGGTATGAGCCAACGATATCTTGACTACTTTGGCAAACTTCCTCAACGACAGCGTCTGAATATAATGAACCAATGCCAAGCGCAGAACGCAGTTCGGCTACTGTTACATAAGTTGCTGCCATGATTTCCTTTCTAAGAGTAAGGGGACAAAGGCTTCCAATGCCCCCTCACATTTTTAATGCAGACTAAGCTGTGTAATTGAAGCGGCGTACGCCAGCTCCACCCTTAGCCACATAAATTGCCAAGTAACCATACATGTTGATTTCCACCTCACCTGAGGTCAAAACATTGACTCTCAGTTGTGTCGCTGGGGACTCCCAAACATACACGCTTGATGGTGCAACAAGGAACGCTGATTCGTCAATGATTCCTGAAGTTGCAATGTTGTGGTCAATGATTAGGTCTGTTCCTAATACTGAACCACGGATAGAAGTAGGTGCTGCGTTACCTGAAGCGTTTTGTGGTGCTGACGCTGTGTAAAGCGCACGACCTGTTGAGTCTGCATAACCCATGATTGCTGCCCATTGGTCAGTTGAAGCAACAAGCTTGTTAGCGTAATCGCCACCAGTTCCCTTGTATGCTGCTGCTGATTGTGTAGCAATGAAAGATTGTAGACCAGCTGCTGTTGCAGCTACTCCTGTTGCCTGTGTTCCTGCTGATGTGAAAGCAGCGATAAGTGCGTTATCTGTTGCCTTCTCATAACCCTTGCGAAGTTCTTGCATTAACAAGTTCTCAAATGCTGGGTTAGAAAAGTCTAGAAGCTCGAAACTTACTCGGTTAAGTCCTGAGTACTTAGCTGCAGTCACCGTATCATAGGTTGAGGTCATCCCAGTTTCAGAAGGTGCGTCTGCTTCAGCAGTCACAGCTACAGTTGGTGCAGTTCCCATTTTTGGAACTGTGAAAGATAACTGAGGTACAGCACCTGCACGGGTTACAGCGTCAAACGCTGGACGACCTGAGAAGGTTGTTGTAATGAAGTCAGTTAGGTGTGTAGGCAAAGTTAAGCCTGTGTTTGTTGAAGTTGAATCATCTGCTGCAAGGATTGTTTGACGAGCTTGATCGTCACCCATTGCTGCCTTGATAGAAGCACCAAGGTATTGAGCAGAAGTCATTGGGGCAATGCGTGGCTTTGTATAAACAGCCGCTGTTACTGTTGGACGAGCTTCGGCAGCTTCAACCGCTGGGGTTTCTACTACCTCGGTCGCAACAGACTCAGGTGTTGTGTTTTCCACAATTTCCTCTTTTTCTGTTTTGGTTTCGGTTGATTCTGCCTCTTGTACAGAAGCAGCGACTTTAGACACACCTGCATTTTCGTTACCGAAAGCGGCAGCTTGCACTAAAGAAACTTCGTATAGATTGGCGGCTGATACATAATAAACGCCACCTTTATTTTTGCCAGCAACAACTTCAACGCCAACAGATAATCCATTGCGTAATTGCCACTCATCTGAAGCTTCAATTAAAGCGTCATCTGCTCGGGTTGTGTTGCTTAACTTAAACTCTGCATAAATACCTTCGGGTGATACTTTAACTGTATCTTTTTTAAGGTATCCCAAAGGTTGCTTTGGGTCATGCTCTAACAATAACTTTTGACGCTTTGTTGGGTCAATGCTAATTGAGTTTTCCTCAAATACAACTTTACCTGCGCTGGTATTACCCACACGACCAAAAGGAACAATTTGACCGCCGATAATACGGCGTTCTGAATCAGCAGCTGTAAGTTCAGCTGAAAAGTTAATTATTTCCATTAGGGCTTAGTTCCTCCATAGCTTGTGCTTGTTCTACTGTAATAAGACCAAGGTTTAACATTTTCTCAATTACATTTAATCTTTCTAAAGGATTAGCACGAAGGAATCCGCTGTCCATATCAAAAGATACATATTGGGTATTTGGTGTCAGATCGTCCATGCTAAAGCGTTGCTCAATGGCTGAGATATAAGGTTGTAAAGACAAAGAAACGAATTGGCGTCTTTCATCTTGTAGGTTTGCATAGACCATTGAATTATTTTGGTCAGCGGAAATATAGTATGCAGGAATATTGCACAAACGGGCGATTTGGGTTGCCATGTACTGATTTGATTCCACCATCATCATGTCCTTAGGTGAAAATGATGTTGGTTGATATTCTAAAGTTGAAGTTAGATAAGCAGTTGAACGCTCTGAGCGTGAACGCTTCCATGCAGCTAATAATCCAGCAACTTCGGCAGGTGGTAAATCTGCACCATTATTTTTTAGGATTCCTGATGGTACTGGTGTTGACGCTGCAACTGCTGACGCCTTTTCTAAATCAACAGCAGCTCTTAATACTCTTGCACCATTAGCTAGGATTCCTTCGCCACCTAATTGGATTGTAATTAGTGAACCTAAGCCTGACATTGGTCTTGGCTTTGAATCTACCCAGTATTCAGTTACAAATGTTGAATTGTCGTTTAATTGTGCTAATACACGATTGTTGGCAACATACTCAAATCTTGCTGGACGATTATCGTCCTGATAAACCTCAGTTACTTCTAAGTAGGCTGTGCCATAAAATAGTAATGAGTCAACTATCCATGAAAGCACAACTGAGTTAGGTGCTGACTTTGATATTTGATTTAGCCAAGGCAGATTTGGGACTTTTTCATCTGTGGCTTTTAATTCTGTCTCTAATTCCATTGAGCTGATAACGCCAGCAATTAAATTGCGGCAACGGGCGACAGCTGGCACAGACATTGCTTCATTACGAGAAATAGCAACCTGTGAAGTAAGAGTTAATAGTCCTTGTGTATCAGGAACTACCATTGGCGCATTTTGCGCTGTAATTGTTTTTTTGGCTGTTAAATTAGCCCATAATCCCATGTGAGAATTATATCACATTAACTAGACATAAATCTGAGGAACTGATATAGGTTTTGAAAGCATGTGAACACACATTGCACTTGAAATTGCAGCTGTAACATCACCAGCTGATTTTCTGCGAACTATACGCCAACCGAAATCTGTGGTTTTCATAGCGCAGTTATTCATTGAGTTAACCCACTCGGGTTGACCTTGGTGAACCAAACGGAGGTTGCTGAGGGCGTCAGCTAGTTCACCACAGGCTTGGTAGAACGACTGTCCCGAGATATCTACCAACTTATGCCCTGATTGAGTAAGTCTTTGTGCAATACTAGCAGTAGCGTATTTGTCATACCCGATATTGATTGGTCGGTATTTCATAGCCCACTCGTTAATTTGACTTGCCATTTTAATTTCGTCAATGGCTACTTCGCTTGTGTAAGTCTCAATGACTCCAACGCCTATTTTGCCTTCAGGGGTTATTTGTGCGCCTACTAAAGCACCTGATCGCTTACTTGGGCTAACATCAAAGGCTAGGACTGTCATGGTGCCAATAGGTAACCTAAGGTCACTATTTGAGGTGGCTTCAATAGACCCAAATGTCCAAGGTGATACTTGGCTATCTATCCAAATACAGAAAGTCTCAGTTAATGTAGCTTCAATGCTATTTGTAGCAATAGATTCCTCAATGGCTTCAAGGCTGACAGTATGACCGATTGCTGGGTTAGCTTGAACCCAATAATTCTTATTGTGTATGTGTTGCCTTGCTTCCATTGGTGCTGAATACTCGTAAAAGCCAAATGTCTTGCTTGGTGTTGATAATGCCCGTTCTCTCATGTCATTTAAGACTGTACTAAAAGCGTCACCTGCGTTACTGGTCAATAATGTTTGGCTGTTTGGTCTTGCCCGAGTTACTGGCACAGCTGCCTTAAATGCTTCCTCGGATACTTCTCGTAATTCGTCTATGTAAAGCAAATCAGCAGTTTTACCACGAGAACCATCTCGGGTTGCAGCTACGATTTCATACCTTGCGCCATTAAGTAAGGTTATGGATTCTTGACCATTGGCGTATCTAATCTGTCTAACTTGCGCTTTTAAGAACGGATTGTCCTCAATAGTGTTGGCGACCTGTCTAAATGTATCTAATGCCATATTTCGGTTAGAGGACATGGCAACTATGTTCTTTTCGCCAAAGAGAAAGAGTCCAGCAAGGATTCGCATACGGGCAAGGTGGGTTTTGCCATTTTGACGGGCTACTAGCACTAATGAAGTCTTTCGGACGAACATATCGTGCTTATCAACTGTCAACATGTCTTTAAGTACAAAATACTGCCAAGGCAGCAGCGGCATGCCAATATCCTCAGCTAATTTAGCCACTTGATCGATTTTTGACGCACCTTTTAGCAAGGGACTGTGAATACGAGGCTTTACAGCCCCTATAAGCGGTTTTTTCTTTGCCCCTCGTACCTTTTGACCCCCTTGGGCTTTATCGGGGCTTAAATCGGCTGTCATTGGCTGGAAAAGGGTGACAAAGGCTGGTTGACAGTCATCTCAGGGAGAGATTGGACTGG